GTTCTCATGCAGATGTATAGTTGAATTTGGGCCAAGATCAGAAGAATGGTACTGGATTAGGAAATGTGTTTAAAGATACCATTCCATATCATGCAATGTCTCTATGGTATTATTACAACCGATTATTTCTGATCAAAGCTCCAGATACAGATATGGATTGCCAATTTTATGTATTTCAATCGAATCATCATATGGCTTACGATGTTCCAATTTGTGAATTTGATGTATTGTGGAATCCTGATATTATTGAAACATATCCTGATCAGGAAAACGTTAAATACTTCCCACATGGAATTAATAGAATTATGAAAACATTTAATATTGTTCATGATGATGAACCTCATACTAAGGATGATGAAGCAAGATATATTCCTCTTCTTGAATATCTTAGATTTGTTGGGGATCATAACTGGGGTTATTATCCAGACAAACCTCTTGGTGCGGATAAGAGGCACTTCGATATTCAGATCTGTGCTCAATTTAATGTTACAAAATAATCTCTATCCCTCACCGATTGGTGAGGGATTTATTTTTTTAATATTCACTCAATCTTCCAGTACCGACAATCACAAGAGGATATGTGATATTCATCTTAATATTTCTAGCGCATTGATTTCTCTCATCAATCTGCATATCTTGAAGCAAGAAAGTTCCTGGTCTCACAGCATCTGGAATGCTCTGTCCCGTACTAACATCAATCACATCAAAATATTTTTCATCTGTATCTTTGTTCCAAACAACAACTTGCTTGATATTTGGATTTTGTTCCATTCGAATTGCTGTCATTTCAGGACTCGGATTTGCAAGAAAATCATTATATCCAGCATCTCCAGAATCTACTTCCATACTACTATTAATAGGAATAGCATTCAAAGAAGGAGATTGAACAATGTTTCCTAAATTAGGCATAACAGGAGCTCCAGGAACAGCTCCGAATGGAGTATTTACATAAGCATTATACATATCAAATATTGCTTTATCATCATCTTGATTATCAACACTATTAGTTTCTTTTGCTCTTGTAATTTCCAATCGATGAGCATTTGTAATAGCATTATTGATTTCTCTAATTGCAGAGATTCGATTTCCTACCAATCCAGATTCTGTATCGCTCAATTGACAGATATAATCATATTTTCTTTTAAGAGTTTTCGATGCTCTTACCATTTGGAGATCTCTATGAATTTGTGTTACCATAACATCAATACCTGTAATGGTGTTCTTTAATTCTTTCATATTCTCCTTATAAGAATCGATATAAGGAGCATTACTTTCTAGAGGATTCAGTTTTCTGCTACTAACTTCATCTTTATTAATTTCATTTGAATTAATAGTTTTCCTCTTCGGAGGTCTTCCTCTTCTCTTCTTCTGAGGTTCTTCTGTTTCCTCTATCTTTTTAGGACCAGAAAGCATAATTGCTTCATCTGGTTTCGATTGAAAGAGTTTACTCATGCTTCCAAACATACTTTTCTTTTCTTGTGATGGACGATATGCTATCGGTATTAACTTTTTATCATCTGCCATAGTAGTTCACTCCTTTTATATTACGAAAATGTTTTCGAGGTACTATTTTAGCAATTGGTTATAATTTATAAACATATACTATATATATGAGGCAGTTATCTGCTTCGTTTAAAAAAGTATATGGAATGTAACTTATCTATAATAGGAAAGGCATTCCTATACCCCTTTTATCTAACAAATACAAACAGGCTACTACAAACGAACCCTTATCCGTAATAGGATAAGGGGAAGTTTGTGATTTATAATTTATAGGAAAACTCTAGGATAAACGGAGAGGAGAGAGAATATATGGGAAACCATAAACCGGGAGATAATTTAACATTATTAAACACAATTTATCGATATGCTCATAAAGATGAGAAAGGAGATTTCCAGCCAGATAGTATGACTCTGATTTGGAAAGATTTGGATAACAATAAGAAAGAGCATGCTACATTGTATAATCCGAAATATCGATATTACATGTTAAAAGATGGAAAAGAAAGAGCTTATAACCAATTCTTTGCACCCAAAGAAGATCTGATTCCAATTGAGGTTCCGTATCATGAATTGGAAAAAGATATTGCAGAGAGAACTGGCAGATTAGATGAGTTCTATGAGAATATCAGAAATAAGAATAGAAGAGCAAATGCTCTGTTGCATACAGATCCTAGATTATTCTCATCAGATTGGGATATTAATTCATTTTACAGAATTGAATTTGATCGAACGTATAAGAATAACATTTGTCATGTGAGTAAGTGTTATCTTGATATCGAAACAGATATCAAATATATTGATAATGAATTCCCTCAACCAGGAGAAGTTCCGATCAATGCAATCTCTGTAATTATGGAAGATCAGAAAACGGAATATACATTTCTGTTAAGAGATAGCAACAATCCAAAGATTCAAGAGTTTGAGAAATATTTGAAGAAACATGATTTCATTGGAGAATTCAAAGATTTCTTAACAGAGAATCTTGGTGGATGGAAGAATGTTCATCGATTTGGGATGGAAGATTTTGAATTCAAATTGATCATGTTTGATGATGAGTTGGAGATGCTTAAATCTTTATTTAGATTGATCAATCTGATCCAACCAGATTTTGTATTAGCATGGAACATGGCATTTGATATCCCATTCATCATTGAGAGATTGAGAAAATTAAATGTAGATCCTGCTATGATTATGTGCCATCCAGATTTTGAAGAGAAAGTAGCAGAATACTATATTGATGAGATGCATCAGAAACTGGAAGAACGTGGAGATAAAGCAGTCATCTATAGCTATTCTGTATATCTGGATCAGATGATTCAGTTTGCTTCTAGAAGAAAAGGTGGTTCTGCATTTGCTAGTTTCTCTCTTGATAATATTGGATCTGATGTTGCAGGAGTACGAAAATTAGATTATCATGATATCACTCCTGAATTGGGAAATCTTCCGTATGTAGATTACAAAACATTCGTTATGTATAATATGATGGATGTGATTGTACAGAAATGTATTGAAGCAAAAACAGGAGATATCGATTATGTATTTAGTAATACCATTCTGAATTCTACAAAATATGATAAAGTGCATCGTCAGACAGTCTATTTAACAAACAGAGCTGCAATGTTCTTCTGGGATAAAGGATTTGTCATTGGAAATAACATCAATAAATTCTTGGATAAACCGAAGGATAAATATGATGGTGCATTTGTAGCGAAACCTACATTGGTAACTCCTAAGAATGCTGTTCATCTTCATTATGATGGATTGGGAGATTATCCTGTGAATGTTTATCATAATGCAAATGACTTCGATTACAAATCTATGTATCCGAGTATTGCTAAAGAGTGGAATATTGCTCCGAATACTCAGATTGGAATGATCAATATTCCAGAACAGATTTATGCAGAAGAGAATTGGAGAAAGTATCCGAAGTTCTCTAGAGCAGGTTGTTTCGTAGAGAATCTGGGATCTCAGAACTATTTGGAGTTCTGTCATCGTTGGTTAAATTTGGGGTCTTATGAAGAAGTACTTCAAGATATTATGGAGTATTTCAGTAAGTATGAACATCCATATTTGCCAATCAATAAAGATTTGACAAGAGGAGGATTATTGGAGATTGCATTCCGTCTTCATAAAGGAGAGAAGTTGAAGATCGCTGCTCATGTGAAAGATGAGAATGGATTAATTCCAATTGTGAATCGATATTCGAAACCTCCAAAAGATACGAAGCTTTATCTTGATATGATTAAAGGAGACATGTGAAATGAGTGATAATAAAGATTATTGGGATACTCTTATGAAAGAATTTAACAGTATGGGTGATGAAGGAGTTAAAGATGACGACTCGATTAACAAATGAGTTGGATAAAGATTTAATCATGTTGATGTCGGATTTCGGAAAGAAAATGAAATCTACATTAACCATTGTATCTGGAGATACAATATTTGGATTAAATGGAGAAATTATGGATGAAGGATTGATTGATATCGGAGTGGTAAAAATGATCGATAACCACGATGAAACGATTGATATGAGTCCACTTCATAGATATTCAAATGAAAATCATATTGAAGATCTGGCAATTATGACTAAAGACTTCAATACCATTCAGAAAGAATTAGAAGAACATCCAGAAGAAAAGATATTGTTATCTGGAGATTATTCGAATGGCAGATTGGTAAGAAGTGTTTTGGATTTATCTGTGGGAGATATTTCCATTCCAGTATTTTCAAACAGAATGTATTGGGATTCTTATCATTCTGTAATGGAAATGATGTTTGGATCTAATCCGACATTTAAAGATATGGATATCACAGATAACATTCAATTCCAAGAAATGATTGGAAAGAGGGCATCTTATGGAGGTATGTTTGTTCATATAAATGATTACAGAGAATATATGAATGGATCTGTTGTGAATATGAATAAAGGAGATACGGTACTATGTACCATGTATGATTTTGGAAATACTTCCATGTTTGATGTAATCACAGTAAAGAAAAAGAAGAAATGTGATATTCATTCGATCAGTTTTATGTTGAATATGAGATAAAACCATATCCACTGCTCTTATGAGCAGTGGTTTATTTTTTGCGCTGAAAAGTCGATTTTTTGATGGGGGTTCGAAATTATAATGATATACTATATATATGAGGTAATCAGAAAGGAGGGTATAATTCCGCCTTGAATCAGGGCGGAATTTAAAATGGTTCCGCGGTGATTTACCACAGAACATGGATTTATCAAGGAGGGATATCTAATGTATCAATCAAGAATTCGTTTTATAAAGAGAGGAAGTAAGGACTCTTATGCCAGAGTTGTATTTACGATTCATTCAATGGAAAGGAGTGATAAAAGAAAAATTACAGATAATGATATTATGGATGATATCGAATATGTTATTCACGATATCGAGAAGTTGGATACAAATGGAACTGCATTTGCAATCGTAAATCATGATTGCAAACGTGAAGCTATTTGTAGAAAGATGAAGTATAAAAATTCGTATGATATTCGTGTTGTTACGATTATCGATACGAATAAACCAAACTTCAAGAGGGTATCCGAAGTATTGGTTTCAAATGTTCCACCAAAGAAAGAAGAAGAGGAGGAATTTGAAATGCCAGATAAGTTTGTTGATCTGGTGAAAAAGATTTCTTATGATAACGATATAAATCATAAGAAATATGATGCGATTGCAAATAAATACAACGTTTCCCAGGGATTGGTTGTATCTATTTGTAACAGAAGATCTCTTCGTGTAAATCAGAGTCAGTTAAAAGATCTGATTTATGAGTGTTTGAATCTTGGAGCTGATGAAAAACAGTTGAAGAATATTTCCAATCTGAAAGGAAATCAGCTCAAGAAATATATCTATGATTACAATAGAGAAAGAGGGGAAGCAAATAATATTAAAGAAGATCTTTCTGATATTGAAGAAGGTGAGAAAATGAAGAAAGAAGATAAAAAAGAACCGATTAAATCTTTTGAAGATCTTGCCGAAGTTCTCAAACAGGATACAGAAGATCTCGAAAAGAAAGAAAACGATCGTATTTCTATTATTGATGAGAAACCAGAAACTGTTTCTCATCATGAAGAGAAGAAGGAGGAATTTGTTGAAGAGGTAAAGAGGCCTATTGTAAATACTTCGTATAAGATGCTGAAAGATATTTTCGATGTTGGAGATGGTGATGAGGATAAATTTATTGATCCACGTAAAGCGGAAAAATGTATGGAAGTATTCTCCATCCTCATGGATCGGAACTGTGCATTAGAGGAAATCGAAGCCTTATATAAATAAGGAGGACGTATGAAGAAAGTACAATTGAAGAAAGCTGCAACTTACAGCTTCATCTTCAAAGATAAGGAGATATCTCCTTATACAACACAAATCATAAATAAATTGATTGAATTAGCAAGACGGCAGAATATCGATCGATTTATTGAAGATTACCACCTTGTATATTATGGGTTGAAATTAAAAGAAGATCAACTCAATAAGATTACAGAGGTATGTAAGAAGCGTGGAGTCAATTTCACAGACTACGTAGATTTTGCGATCTTCTGTGGGGTAACTCATATTAATCATATGCTCAAAGATACCGAAGGGGTATTTGATGATTATGATTGCTCCATCTATAAGAATCGTTCCATTCGGATGGTGAATAAATATGAAACGATTTTGAAACCATTCTATGATTACATGCCATGGAATAACAATATGGCTGACGTGAATCAGTTCATATCAAAATGCGTAATCTGGTTGATCAATCACGAAATCTTATTTGATAAGATGAAAGTTGATCGAGAAGATCGGAAAGTAGCAATTCTGTATAATGATAAAACGTATACAGAAGTATACGATGCATGCTCTAAAGTCATTAAGAAGTATCCAGATGATGCACATCATAACATGAACCAACTTCTTTATGATTTGATGGCGTGCGATTGTTTAAATCGTATTGTTGTATACGCATTCAACAATATCGTCAATAAAGATAACAAAATCCGTTTGACGAAAGGAATCGATACTCCTGTAAATAGATTCAACGTAGAACCTATTCCAGAAGTAAAGAAGCCAGAACCTGTAAAAGAAAAGAAAGATGGTGAAGATTTTATGGAAAGTATCTATGATCCCACATTGAAAGAATTTGGGAATGATTGGATTAAGAATAATCCGAGTATTGCGAATAAGTATTGTACTTCTGATGAAGTATCAGCAATGCGTACTTTATTACGCAAAGTAACCTCTGGCAATATCAGCCTCAGGTCTTTGAATGCTTTTCTGGATAATCATAAGTTTTAAGGAAGAGTTCCAAAGATGCCTTGGATAAGACGGATGATATTGCTAATGATGAATTAGCAAAAGAACACAAAGAATGGAAGGCTAAGAAAGAACAACAGAAGAAGTAATTAGGTTCGTAAAATAAACAATGCCCCTGCCATTTGGCAGGGGTTTATTTTTTGTTAATGCTCTCTCATATTAAAATCAATATCCTTAAACCGGAATGCTCCACGAATTAAAGTACCGAAGATATCTCCAGTATCAAATAATTTATCCATTGCATTATCATACATCTTTGTAGCCATCAAATATTTATCTGATTTTTCTATGGTTAATCTCTGTTTCATCAATACGTTCAAATCACTAATATCCTTCTGAATCTTTCTCTTCATCTGAGGAGGAAGCGTTTTATCGCTATCTAATTCATATTGGAGGGAAGCAATTTGAGATTTGATTCTAGCAAATGTGGATGGATGTTCATCAAAGATAATCAAAAATGCTAATGTGTAGAATCCCAACATCGTAGCAATCATAGGATTATTCTTTCCGAAATCTTTATCTACAACTTTATCCATTTTATTCAAAGCAGATGCTAAATCTTTTCCGTATCCTAATTGAGTAGCATAACTATCAGCAAATTTCTCATCCATATATCGATCTGCATCCGGAGTAGGAATAATTTTAGCAACCATAAACTGTAAAGATTTTGCGAGATCTCCAATACAATCAATTCCATACATAAATAGATTTGGAATGGTTTTGATTGCTTGTAAAATCAGATCTTTAAAATCATCAACTCCTTCATCAGAGGGTTCACGATGCATATATGTATCTATTTTAGTGCGATTAGCGATGGTCAAAGCCATTTTAAGCGCATCTAAGCCTGATGTAGGTGGGAGGCTACCTTCACTAAAATTATGACCTATTTCATGCAATATTGTAGCTGTAATCTCCCTAGGTGTGAAGATTGGTTTAAAAATGAATTTCCATGTGAAAACAATAATAAAATTAGATTTTGCCGCATTTGGATTTACTTTCAATCCATTTTGAGTTAAAGTATAATTCGTTTTATTTTTTACATATTTCTTTTTATATTCAATCAGATATGTATATGCATTGTAAGAATAAGTGTCATTGGTATCTACCAATACTTCTGCTGGCATACCAATAAATTTACTAACATCTTTATTTAGTTGATCGAATAATTTGCTAAACTTTTTAGCAACTTTTTTGTCATCTGGAGTAGGAGTCTTTTTATATTTCTTTGCTTCATTGATAATATTTGCAAAATCGTTCTCTATCTTTTTTGTTTGAGTATTTTCTCCAAAATAATATTCATTTAAGCATTCCACTGCAATTGGATCATCTAGCAGCATTTTAACCCCTCCTAGTATTTGTTGACCATTATTTAAATGTGAGAAGAGCATATTTTCAAAGGGAGGTATTAAATATGGCTCAGATTACAATTAATGATGTTACCAAAGTAACTTTGAAAGATCTTTATCAGATGGGTAGAGATTGTTACGAATCTATTTGGGATAAAGCTCAACAGTACGATAGAGATGTTAAAATTTATCTTCATCATACTGCTGGTAGATATCATCAGTTCTTTGATGATTATCATGTTTTAATTGATAATGATGGTAGTATTTATACTTCTGTAGATGATTTGTCGATTACACTTCCTCATACATGGAAGAGAAATACAGGAGCTATTGGTATGACAATGCTCGGTTATTATGGAGCTTCATACAATGGCAGTCTTGGAGATTATGCTCCAACAGATGCTCAAATTGAATCCATGGTTCAAAGTATCACTGTGTTGGCAAATGCCCTTGATTTGACAATTGATATCAAGAGAGTTATGAGTCATGGTGAAGCAGCAGATAATGAAGATGGATACTACGGAGCATATGGAGCAAGTGAAGAATATGGCCCGAGTACAACATGTGAGAGATGGGATTTGGATCGGCTCCATGAAGGTGATGCTCATGGAAGTGGTCCTGCATATTTGAGAGATAGAGCTAATTATTATAGAGATCTTTGGAAGAATGATCCTAAATGTGGACCTTATGGTGTTAAGTGGTAATTTGAAATAGCGAAATCGATCCCTCTACCAATTAGGTAGAGGGAATTTATATATGTTAACTAATTGATCATTTTTAAAATCTTAAGAAAAATACAGGGCCTACGGCCCCCTCTTTTCTACCTCTGTCTTTCTACCTACATACCTCTTATCCACTTCTTACTTACTTTTCTATTACTTTTTAGTTACCTTGTATATAATATTTTATATTATACAGAGCTCTATTCAAAATAGAGAAATCAAATAAAATCCCTCTATCCAATGAAGGATAGAGGGATAAATATTTTACATCAAAGAATCGCTTTCAGTGAAGCAAATCAGAATATCGTCAATATCATACGTTGTTCCAATACCATAAATAATAGGATCAGCATACTTGATAACGTTTGCTGCTCCGCCAAGCATTGGAGAGAAGCTATCGCTACCAACCATAATCAAATTCTTATTTACATAGATTCCGTAAGATTTATTCAAAACTTCAATATCAATCGGGCAACCATCTGTCAGATTAGAAACATCTGTTGTTCCAGATTCATACTCTGTATATGGAGTACCGACATATCCATTCTTAATATAGAACTTACCAGCACCAATATCGTATCCAAGAATCACACCACAGAATTGAGCAATATCTTTCGTACCAGAACTAGAGAGATTCTTTGCTCTGATTCTAAAATGAAGATAACCATCGTTCAAGCAGATAGCATTTGCTCCTGTATCTGTTGTGGATGTCTTAAACATAGAAGGATACGTAAATCTAAGAGATTCATTATTCTGAACATTGATAGCTGCTTCGCTGACATAAGAAAGGAACTGCTTGGATGCCAAAGAAATCGTAGAAGGAGCTTTCAAAGAAGCATCTGTATTTCCGTAACATTTGAATCCAGGTACACCAGCTTCATTGATGCCAATGCAACGGCACCATCTATCAATTCCAGAATATTTCTCTTTCAACTGCATAACAGGAGTTGTAGTAGAACTCAGAGGATTTGCGTATACATACGTATCCCCATAATTTTCACATCTAGGATCTGCTGCAATCACAGTAGACAGAGTATCAATCAAATCTGTATCAAGTTCTGCAGAAAGCGTTCCATTTGCAAATGCATGGAGAGCATTGATATCCCCTTCAAGAAGATCAAATGCAACATCTGTCGTACCAAACTTTACATAATTACCCTGAGATACTGCATTAGTATTAAATGGAGTTTTATCAACTGTAGAAGAAGTTGTTTCAAATTTAAGATCATTATATTTGAGAACATTCTCCTGGCTTCCATTAATGCTCTTATCTGCAATACAAACCATATTATCTGTTGTAAACGAGATATATTTCGTATACGCATTGATCAGTTTAATACTGATATAAGCATTGTTACCAGTAACATCTGTAGGATCAATATCGTCAAATTTCTTTCCCATCAGATAATCATCTGTAATAGGAGTAAATTTAACAATCGTGCAATTATTGATAAGAAGACCTTCCGTGAAGCTAATCTGTGTGATCCACGGACTCATCGTGGTCTGATTCTTAATGATATTACGAGAACCAATCTGTTTCTCAATAGCAGCAATCTGATCTGCTTCAGAATCTTGATCACAAACAATAACTGCAAATCCCATTGTTCCACAAGTCGGAACATCACCATCTGTAGGAGTTCTAATATTCTGATAGAACGTCTTATAGATCGTATAAGATTTGCTATCGCTATTTCCAGTAGCTTCAATCTTAATCATCGGATAGAAGATTTTCTTATTGAGAGCACTTTTAACAGAATAAGCATAACTGGAATCAAGATATCTATCAGAATAGCTATCAATGATAAAACTCTTAATATCATTCAATTCAGGAATCGTGATATTATGGTCTTTCAGATACTGATAATTCGTATTACTAATTGTAAGACCAATATCAGCAGCATCGAAACTTGTTTTATCAATTGTATTTGGGTATCCATCAAGCTTTACAATACTGCTTCCAATTTCTGCTTGATAGGAAAGATCAGTAATGTCATTTGTAGCGGAATCATAACTAATAAGCTTCGTATAATTCGGATCTACATAAAGCTTGGTACTACCAACCGATCCAACAGAAATAGCTGTTTTCGTGGGATCTGCCAGAAAATCAATATATTTCATATCAGTTCCATCAGCAACTTTGATGGTAACTGTACTATACGGATGATCTGCACTTCTAATAGCCAAAGTTCATCACCTCTTTAAATCATGCACAGAATGCATATCCTTTAATATTTTTATGAGGAACTTCCAATGTATCAATAATCTTAGCAACATCTTTATATCTATCGTGTGCTAGATAATCTCCATCCCCATAAGAAAGATCTGTTTGGAATTTAGAGCTAGAATCGTCAGATCCAGAATCATCCGTTTCATCGAGACTGTTAAGAATCTTAACACTATCTGGATATCTTGTGGATCCAAGAGTGCTATCATCAGAATAACTCACGGAATCGGGGAATTTCGTTGTTTCATCAGCCATTTATATCTCACCCCTAATCAAAACAGTGGCTTATGAGTTGTATAATCGATAAAGATATCATCAACATCGTAGCCATCAGCAAATCTAGCACCATCAAGCTTCGGAGAAATCACAGGATTGGAGTAAGCAATCTCTCCATCTGCAGTAACCGCAGGAACAAATGTTGCTCCATTCGTACCACTCCACATAATGAAATGCTTGTTGAAGTACAGAGCAGAATCATAGGTATCCACAGTAATATCAATAGGAACACCATACTGAGAAGTGAAATATGATTTGGAGACTGCACTAGTAGCATATACACGATTCTTAGATGTATCACCATCGATAGAACTCGGTGTCATATAGAACTTGCCAGAAGCAATATCATATCCAACCGTTGTTCCAACAAACTGAGCGAGAACAAGATCTCCACTATCAGGAAGTGATGCAAAACGAATGCGGAAATGGAAGCACCCATCATTGAAGCACTTCTTATCAGCAACAGATTTAAACATCTTCGGATAATCAAATCTGAGTGGAGTAATGAGATGTGCAGAGCTCTTACCAGGCTGGCCAGAAAGCAGAGAAACTGCTCCATTCACATAATCTGGATAAACAAGCTTACCGTCTGTATTGCCATAGCACTTGAGAATTGTCATGCTTCCCTTGCTTTCAGCAACACAGCGCAGCCAGCGATCGAGAGCAGGATATGTATCAGTAACTTTCGTTACCTCTTTGATGACATCATCCTTCGACTTCTCATAAGCATACGGATACTCATCTTTCAGAGCAATAGGAGTCGGAACAGTGTAGCTTGTATCAATAAGAAGAGTATTAAGAGGCTCATCTGCAACGCTACCACGCTTCATTCCAGAATGGAAATCCGCGAGCAGTTCTGTAGCATAAGTCTCATAAGAAGTGGTATCGTTTGCATATTTACTATATCCAAGAATATCATCACTATACATAACGCTGATAATTTCTGTATCGGTACTACTAATTCTAGGAGCTGTAGGAATATAATTAAAACTGCTATTACCAGCAGTATTCAATTTTGCCGTTGTAGATGTTGTATTCCCAGTATTATCATAAACATGATCAAGTACACCATTAGTAGCAGCACTACCACTAAGAAGGAATGTAAGTCTCAGCTTCGTTGCTGTCTTGATATCAAGGAAATCATTTTCAAGAACAGTAGAAACCCCATCATAAATTGTTCCAAATGGAGTAATATAAAGCCCAGTATTAGTATCACTCATCTTATTATGAGAAGGATTCACAGTCGTTTCGAGCTTATTCTTACCAATCTGATTAATAATAGCTTCGAGTTTCGTAGCATCATCCCAAGCATCATTTACCATCATAGCAAATGCAAGAGATACTTCTTTAAGAGGCTCGTCGATCAGATAATAGCAAATTTGGCCATATCCGAGATAAACTGTAAAAGATTTCTCGACAGTATCATCTGCATTCACAAATTCAACTTTGAGTTCAGGATAAAAGAATCCAGGATAATTGCTATTAGCAGCTTCAGAATTTAAATCGATACGAAGAGAACGAATTCCACCAATTCCGTACGGATATTCATTCGTTGCAGGATATGTAGCAGGAAGTTCGGATTCAATCACAAGTTGATCTCTATTCTCTGTAAGCTTCTTCGTAAGCTCGACAGGAATCTGGCCTTTCGTAATAACTTCATCATCATTGATCTTGAATTTATGATCAACATCTGTCGATGTAAGAGCACCCGATGCAGAATCATATGTATACTTTACTGGAAGTTTAGCATCAAGATACGTTGCTCCATCTGTTTCTGTAAACTTAACAGATTGCATGCTATATGGAGTAGCAAACCAATCAGTATAATAATGACTACTATCAGAATCACCCTGATAGATTTTATAAATTGGCTTCCAATATGCTAAAGCAGCCATATTAATTTCCTCCTTAATAAATTATAAATTTATATAAAGTGAAGGATATTTATCCTTCACGTTTGGTCTTTCGATATCCTTGTTTCTTCAAGGTATTAATCAGGTAATCTCCCTCATTAATGAGATTGCTATTTAATCCAGCTCCTAAGAAATAAACGTTCAATTTATTTCGTGCTAAGCTTTCTTCTCTTGTAACCTTATAATCTTTCTGGTAGAGAATACCTGTAGTAGCAATCTTATTAATAGCAGAACCTTTTGCAGTCATAGAATCAGCACGAATTGTGGACAGTTCTCTCATTGTCTTTTCTGCTCCAATAACAACAAGAGATTCAAACTCTCTATCTGATGTATTGCCGTTTTTGTCTTGCATCATCAGCAAACCATCTGTCATAGAGCGTTTACTAATATCTGTACTCATACTACTTTTCTTAATATTGAACTGTTGCATTTTCATGCATGGAGTATATACAACCAAAGCTTCTTTTGTATAAGGAGCATTTCCATTCTCATCCGTATATAGATGAGGAAGAGAAATCTTCTCTAACATTGGAACTCCTAAATAGTCTAAAGCCTTCTTAATCTTTTCCATGTTAGGTTCTGTCTTGAATACTTCTACTTGATACTTGATAGTGAAATCTTGTTTAAAGAATTGAATGAATTCTTTATCATTGTATCGAGCAAACTTCTGTTTATAGAAATCGCTATTCTTATGTGTTGGGTCCAAAATATCTAATACTTTGTATACTCGTTCTTCTACCTTTTTCCTAGCGGCAAACATATATTCTCACCACCCTTACCAAGAAGTTGATGATTATAAAGTGATAATAATCCCCTCTACCAAAAAGGTAGAGGGGAAAGGATGGTTTTGTATGAAAATCAGAAATCGACTTTCGAAGAGGAAGCTTGATACGGAAGATCGTTCGGATCCTTCATATTTGCCACAGCTTGATAGCCGTAGTGCATTTCCTCGAAGACCGTGTTCTGATTGATCCAGTTAAGGAATTGGACTGCTTTCGCATTGATTGCCGGATTGGAGAGAGGCACACCCTGGAAGGACATATCAACTTCTGCCCATCCAATGGTTCCCTTTTCACTGTTCGTCACTTCTGCAAGAGCTGCAGTCGTCGGCTGAGCAGCAGTAATAAGGAAAGCCTTTTCAATATCACGGCAAGAGTTATCCGTAACAAAATACAAGAACTCAAAATATTCATTCTCATATCCTGTCTCAGCGATCTGAGCTCCACTAGCAGTACCATCCGGACCACGAAGAAGACCGTCATAAGTTTTGACCTGCGTCTTCGGATCTTTGATACCACGAAGGAACAACTCATTCACTTTCGAGAGAACAAGACCGTTACGTTCGAAATATCTCATGGTAAACGTCGAAGCACTCTGATAATTCACCTTTGTGATGACATTCACACTGGACGTACCATTCGTGATTTCACTCGACTCAGATGTCATATCTTCAAAACCACTGATACCACGGAAATCATATTCAAGAATATGACGATACGTGTTAATCAGTTTCGAATATTCATCATTCTGAGTAGCAAGCGTATCGAGGAACTTCGGAATGTTCAGAACAATAAGAAAGCTGTAACCAGTTTCGAAGTTGTTGAACTGAACAAGATTCGAGAAATCCGTAACACCACGCATCAGCGTATAAGCCGTAAGGTCTTTAGGGCTGAGCGTACCAGTAAACATATTACCAACTGTGTTAGCCATAACCGATTACCTCCTTTCTTAGCTGTTTCTGAGAACAGTAATCTTGAACAACTCGGACTGAATGAAGTCTTTCAGCTGGACCGAAATGACAGCATAGAAGATCTTATTCGCCTTGTAGACACTATCCTCAACATATTCCATAGTAATCGATTCAAACTTGCTAACGAATTTATCGATAACAGCCTGAACATCCTCTTCATACTTCTTAAGGGAATCCTCATCCATAAAGTTATAGCGAATCTTCGGGCAACGTGCACGAATTGCTTTAATAAGCTCCTGAATGAGAAGAACGTTATGCAGCCAAGAAAGCTGAGTATAACGATTCTGAGAAGTATAGTCTGTTTCCATGGTGAGAAGTCCCTGATAATAACCAGCGTAGTTAATACGCAGATCATCAATCTCTTGCTTCTGATCTTCCTTCGGAGTATTCTTCGGAGTAAAGTTGACAGTACCACGAATAACATCCGGGAAAGTAATACCATAAAGCTGACCCATGAACGGACGATGACGACCGTTAATGAAGTGGCCTACAAACAGCTGGCAGAGGTTGTACATACAGGTGACTGTAATCTGTTTCTTCGTGTATGGCTCAATAATATCCCACGAATTTTCGTAGGTAGCGCACAGACGCGAATGCAGATTCTGCTCATCAGCCTGCTTAATCTTATCATAGCTATCAAGGCCAAGTCCCATATCACGGAAATAGAAGCAATCCTCACGGAACTCAACAAACTCTTCAATCTTACGCTTAACAGCAGGATTAAAGTTAGCATCAAAGATTGCATCGATACGAACATTATCAAGATCATAGACCTGATCCGGTTCCGTAACGTCACCAGGATCGTTATTGCCTGTGAAAGCTTTGATAACTTCGCTATCATACATCGCAGACTGAATCGGGCAATCGCCAAACGAACCATTGTCGCCGCCTTCAAGAGCAATACCTTGAATCTGACTGAGGTTTACCATCTGGTTTTTAGCGTAACCACTCTTCTCAACAGCAGCACCAGTATTAAATGCGATGTAATCATCCATCGTATTGCCCCAAAGATCATAATTGAAAAGAATATCGCAATTCTTATAATCAATAGGATCTTTAGCAACAGCTGCACCACCATCAAGAACATACGGATTCGTTGTACTAGCAAGATTACCAGTAAACATGCAGTTATCAATGAATTCAGCGAATTCATTTTCGAAGATAGCTGCACGGATCTGCTTGGATTGCTGGCTAACACTCATGCTAAGAGAAAGGTTTGTCTGATTGGAAATAACATCCGGATTCAGAGTAAACCCAATCTGCTCATTGCTAACAGCTGTCGGATCATCCTCAAATGTCGTGATGATATACTTAACCCAATCAACAGGATGAGATGCAGAAGTATCAACTGCAATCTTAAACTTCTTGTTGGAAACACCACGACCATTATCCGTAATCAGGAACAGAGGATATTCACCATGTTCACCATTGGCAGTATGAACCGTGTAACCTTTGCATTTCGTAGCAAGCTGTGTAAGGCTGTTATTCGGGCAATCAGTATTAACAGCAATAATATCAACAGCAAGTTTCTTCTGCGTTAACAATCCTCCATTAGGAAGTGTAATATCCGCATCGGAAGCATTTGTTGTATACTGGCCATTGGTATCAATATAATATGCATCACCTGTAGTCTTATCAATAACAGGTTCATCATCTTTTGTATCAACAATCGCCATGATAAGCGTATTAGCCAATTTAGAATCTTCAGCAACAATACGCTTGCTGAACAGACGAGCTCCAGCGTTAATTGCTGCCGAAGCCTGAATCAGAGGCTGTCCATGCTTAGCAAATGACGGTGTTCCATAAAGGTCATAAAAGTCTTGTCCCATGATAGTGTTCTGATAATCTTCAGGACCTTTATCCGAAGAGAAGACGCAGAAGTATATCGGGCGGTCTGTGTCGTCTTTTTCAGGGACTTCAACTGGATTTATATCGCTATTATCAATAAGCTGAAATCTAGTAGCTGGATATGCCATCCTTTTTTCCTCCTTTTAGGTTTGATTTAAATCAATCACTATAACCTTATGTGGGAAGATCACAGAGATATCATTTATAAATATGTCTTACTCAAACCCTGAAGGAGCCAGCAAATCTCCCTCTACCATTGAGGTAGAGGGATAGTTTTATTTTTGATTCTTTATATTTTTCTCAATAAGCTCTTCAAAGATATCTTTTGTAGATTCTGAATCTGTAAACTTATTAGAACTGGAAGTCTTAGATCTAGTAAAATTAAATTTGAAATTATCTGGTTTTAATTTTGATTCTTTGTTTTCTTCCATTTGATCACCTCAAAAAAATTAGGGGCCTACGGCCCCCTCTATCTACCTCTGTCTTCCTTCCTACATACCTCTTTATTCCTATTCTCTTACTATTTTTGTTAGTGTGTATATAATAAATTATATAAAGGATACCTACCAAATAGAGAAGGACATAAATTTGTAATTTTATTTTTTTTTTGATTATATACTATAGATATGAATAGAGATGAGAAACATCCTATTCCTGTTTAGCAATAATGCTAACAGTAGTTCCTAAGGAGGAACTTATCATGATTCTCTGCAATGCATCTTACAACTTCGTCGATATTGATAAATTCCATTATGTGGAATTTACAACGGTAAAAGAAGAAAATAGAACTGTACTCAAAGTGTGGTTCCTGGATGTTAGCGGCGAAGATAATCTTGTTTACGCATATGTAGACAAGATTATGAGCAGCAGCGAAAAATTCAACGCTGCTCATCTTCTGGCAAAAGTCCAGATCAATTATAAGAATCTCGATGACGAGATCCTTAGCAAGTATTTGAATGGCATTTTCGTAAAATAATGCTATTCGACAAACAACCCCGTGCATCTGCACGGGGTTTATTTTTTTTATTCATCATCGCTTCCCATGAGAACTTTCTCAAGAGGAATATCAACATTTTTATTTTTATTCATTGTTGCATGAACCACACTATCATCAAAGTTCTCACTAATAATAGCACTATACGGACTAATCATCTTAGATATCTCTTTAATAGATAAAGTCTGATAATTCGTCATATCTTTACTTTTACTTAATCTGAATGGTTGATCTAGATTCTTTGGATCTCTACACAATTCAGAAATAATTATTCCAAACATCTGCAGGGACAATCCATAACTATTACCATTCATATCCATATTCTCGATAAAATAGTTTTGTAATTTATCGTATGGAATCGTATTTGGTACGTTACCAGTAATAACAAACAGATTCATCATCTGCTCAACATTCTCAATTTCTTCTGGTACTTTTACAGAAACAATAATGGGATCGCCCTTTTTATATTTGAGCAATCGATAATCTTGTTTCTTATCTGTCTTAATCAGACGAACTCCTCTTACTTTTTCAAATGTATAGGGTTTCGTTATAAATCTAGTAGGACAGTTGAACAGTTTCAACCCAGAAGATTTTCCATTCTTCTCAATCGAATAATTAATAACTCCCAATAGAGAAATATAATCACCGATCGATTTTACAATACTGAGATCATATTGTTTCTCTGGCACATAAAAAATAAATTCCCCATCACCATTATAAACAATAGAATCTCCAACACGCTTTACAAAGCTAGGGATTTCAGCCATTCTTCATCATCCTCACCAAATCTTTGTTCAAGCATTTTATTTATAACATCCTTCTTGCATCCAGCAACGGCTCCATAGCTGATCAAATTATTAATATTTTCCTTGCTCTGGAATCTGGATGCCATCAGCAAGCACATGTTATCACTCGTATTCCAATCAATTTTAAAATCTTTATTCAGAGTCTCAAGCATATGAGGAGTTCCATACTTACTAGCAATAATTACAGGACGCATATCTTTAGAATTAGGATCTGCTCCTTCTTTAATAATAAGATCGAACTTCTTATCATTTCTAGCTTTGATCGTAGAAATAAGAGCATCTTCGATGAGAAGTTTACTGTCATGTACAGAAATCAAATAATCACTATCAGAAACATTATTCACAAATGCTTCTGTTTCTACATCTGCAGCCAATACCTTCTCAGACTCATTCTTCAAATAATAATCCAGAACTGTTTTGAGTACAGTTTTATATTTCTTAATCTCTTTTTTATTTTTTGTCGATCCTATATAATTCACCTTATCGATCGTAGCACTCAAAACATTTCCTTTATAATCATCTTCAATATCGACTCCATTTGAAATAGCATAGAAGCGAATCTGATTATAAGTTCTGAATTTCATTTAGTTCCTACCTCCATCAACTTTAGTCTCTGAACAACCTCTGATATAGCATAACGATGTTCCACTATCATCAATGCTAATATCAGATGAACTCTCTTTTCCAAATGCCAATCTCTTTACACTATCCGTGTAGATAATATCCGATACCCATTGATATCTACCAGTAATATTAGATAGACTGGTATTCGATGAGATACTTGATAACTGGTCATAGGATAACAGAGATTTATTTAAATCGGATAAAACTTTACTTCCAGTTTCAAATGTATAGGTTTGTTCTGATGTATTGATATCTACCCATCGATTAATATTTTTAATATAGATCATTCCATCTGGATCTGAAATAGGACGAAATTCTAAGTCCCATTGTGTATTGCTTACAATACTTCCATTAGATCCACAATAGAATCCTCCGATTAATCTGTGATTATCGATAGAACCTAATACACTTAATTTAAATTTGGCTTCTCCTGAATCAGAGTAGGCAAATAAATGAATATTCTTATTACTTCTATTTGATGGGGTGGCTAGAGTAGAATCATCCCAAGATGACGTTGTATTTAAATCAATAGAAGTTTTACTTGCTGATACACATCCATATCCATTTACATTTACCAGAGTCTCATATATATTTACCGTATTATTACTTACATCCATCATCTGAGATCTATGATAATAGTTAGGAGAGAAACCATTAAGCGTATATAGTTGAGTAGCAGATTCATTGGAGATAAAAGATTGTTGTATTTTCTCTATAACCTTTCCTAACGATGATAACAACGTCGCTTTAGAGATCGTCATTACTTTCTTCCCACCTCATATTAAAATTTAGGAGTCTATGCCGAAGCATAGACTCCTTTCATGCTTCAACTATTTCAATTAGTTATGAAATAAAATTAGCCTTCGGAGCTGCCGGATGTCGTGAAGAGAGCAGCGATTTCTTCATCCGAAACTGTTTCATCAACCGTAGCGGAAAGCGTATCAAGCTTATTCTTGAGATCATCCGTGAAGTCATTCGTCGAAAGACCCTTACCATCTTCCTTGGCAACATAGCCAGAAAGATCAACAATACCAGAAAGATTATCCCAAGCCGTACCGTTCCATGCAACGTTGTCACCTGCATTGATACCATTCGTAGCATCAGCAGCTTCAACATTATACACATCACCAGCAACCTGATCGGCCGTCGGAAGAGCAGAATACGTAGCAACCGTGCCCTTATACTTATAGACTGTCGAGATATCAGCACTCTTAGCATAGGCACTAAGATCAATATTGACACCCTTGCTCGTAACCGTCAGAGCCGTACCATCAACCGACACCGACTCAATAACGTTAGCCTGAGCACCCGTCTCAACACCATCAAGCTTCGTCTTATCAGTAGCCGTATAGTCATTCGTCGAAAGACCCTTGCCTGTTTCCTTCTTCACATACGTAGCTTCGTTCTGAGCATCCTGCTTAGCTTTCGTCTTTGTAAGAACAGAGAGAAGAGTAGCCTTAGAAATAGTCATGACCAATTCCTCCAAATCTTAAAATTTATTTTTCAACAGTAAATAATCCTCTGAGTTGTTTTACTTCGAGATGATTTTTAGGATCGTCGTCGAACATATCATCGATCTCATCTTCAGAGATATATTCTCCATCACTGTTATTAATAAGTTTGTCGAGAAAAGCTTTATACTCATTATTGAAATCGTTAGTGGACAGAGATTTATCTTTATCAATTTTGATATATTCCGATAATCTTTTATCCAGATATTCATCTAATTTCTTTTTGAAATAGATAAGATCGATATATCTTACAAGTTTCTTCTTAGCATCTATCAAGATAATAATCCTCCTTCTTAATTATTGAATAGACGATCAATATCTTCTTTCGATGTGAAATACTCTTCTTCACCCTTCTCCCAATGAGGAGCAATTGCAGATTTCTTGGTTGTATACATAGCAGGAACTGCAGGCGTAATATGAGCATCATTATCTGCAATATTACTACGAACACCACGCACATAATCATTCGAAACAATAAGTCCATCCAGAACTCTACGATTACTCTTCTTAGAATTATCAATGGTCGCAGGAGTCAGAGTCTCATTCAATCTACCAGTAACCTTACCAGTATCAAACGACACAGTTCCTCCTGTTGTAGTTCCACCATAAGCAATACCACCTGTAGTTTTACCACCAACAACCGTAGCTCCAATAGTTATGCCATCAACTGTTCTGGATCCTCCAATAATTGTTCCACCGGTAGTAATACCACCAGATGTAACAGCTCCTGTGGTTGTAATATTTCCTTCAAGAATTGCTGGTCTGTTATCAATAATTCCATATGCAATTCCTCCAGTAACCGTTCCTCTAGAGATTCCTGCATATGTAATGTTTCCAATAGTAGTTCCATTTGTTGTTCGATTATTCGGATCCGTAATCGTACCGTCAAATATAATCGGATCTTTCATTGTAGTATCAATAACTCTACCACCTGATGTAGAATCTGTTCTTCCACCCGTAACAGTAGAATTTATAACTACAATATTTGTAAAATCTGCAGTATAATGAGCATTTTCAATTTTTCCCGTATCGGCATTTGTAGTTCCACTGATAAGAGTATAAGAGCCAGGAACAATATCACCAGAGATCAGAGTACCACTAGAAATTTTTCCTCCATAAACTTTACCTTCTACAATTGTAATGGTATTTCCATTAGGATTGGTTCCAGTAGTAGCTCCTCCTTCTGTCGTTCCTCCAGGATCGTCAATGTCTCCACCACCGATTTCTCCACCTGTACCTTTATTCTTACCAGGATCAACTTCTCCACCAGTAACCTCTACTTTTATGATTTTACCGGTTGTTGTTCCACCAGTAGATTTTGCATCTGTCATTTCTGTGCTTTCATCAGCATATGGAATAAATTCTGTAACACTACGAAGTTGAGAAGTTTTCACTCTTACTTTATTGCAGGAAAAATCGGAAGAGCAATCAAAAGTAAGAAGATATTCTGCTGTGCTTCCATCTAGTCCACCTGAATTGCAAGCACCGCATGATCCACATGATGTGGAAGTCACTTTACATCCACCAGAGCAATCTCCACATCCACAATTACCAATGCATTCATCATCATATGTATAAATCTTTGTAACGTCTCTGAGAACTCCAACGTTTCTCTTGAGTTCTCGATTCTCTACATAGATGAGATCATATTTATTACCAACTTTAAGATCTATCTTGTAATCATAATCATTATCAGAATAATCAAATGCTAACGATAATGAAATATATCCTGTCGGGATCACATCAATCAACATCGGAATGTTGTTTGACTTACTCAGATCAGCCATATCTAAAGCCTCCTTTTATCGTATTTACCCCGATGTCAAGCTTTAGAGAACTTTCTTGATTTCATCATAAAACTGATTGAGATAATCTACTTTTTCTTTGATAAAAGGAGTCAATGTATAAGATGACATGATATGAAGCATACTAATGATAGATGAGTACATATACCAAACTTTAGGTTTATCCGTATATTTCACATCTTCACAATAAAGAGCTAATGTTAAACAATATTGCATGGGTTCATCGTTCTCAAATTTAATTCGAGTATTTTTCTCGTCTTTCGTTCGATTCATCAACTGATAAATCTTAGTGAGATTCGATACAGAAGCATTCGATGTTTTCTCCAGAATATAATCGAAGTCTGTAAAATATCTGTTATATCTCTTTACTGCTTTCTCATACTTCTTCTTAAAATCATCTTTGTAAATAAATTCCACCAGAGGAGTTAATTTGTAAGCATCTGTATATGCTTGGCTCATTGCCAATAATTTCTCTTTCTCTTCTCCATCTGGTAATAGATTTGCTTTATCTACAATTTTCTTCTCCATTAATTCTCTTCTCGTTTCCTCATTTGAAGAAACGATTTTATCCATATCTTGTTTCATACCGTTGATAACTTTCGAAGTTTCTTTCTTTTCATTATCAAGATCAATAGCTTCACAAATTTCTTTCAAAGTATCATAACGATTATTAATACTATTCTGAAATAAATCCAATAAATCTTTATCATCAATCGACGAAATAATCGATCGATCTTTTGTTGCTAATTTGTAATATTCTTGAATCTTCGAAATCAATTCGGGAGATAATTCTTTTCCAGCAATTGCTTCGGCAAAAGTTGATTCTCCTTTCATAGCTTTCTTTATCTGTTTTTCTTTATCCATAGATGAATCTCCTTAGAAATTAAAATTAATGGGACTATCCGGAGGAGCTGTTCTTCTCTGAATTTCAATCTTAAGATATGTATTAACAAGAGGAAGTAAATTTGGATTGAAGATAATCTTTAGATAAGTACTTCTAAAGAAATCTTCTTGGAACTGAATGTGGCCAAAAATATTCATGATATTAATATTATTCTGGTAGATCTTATTGATGATATCTTCAAAATCGAAATCAATTCCAGCAATCAATTGAAGGACCAAATCCATATGAGAACAAATGATTGCCATATTCGGATCTTCATAAACTTTCTTACTATAAATTGTAGTTGTATCTTTATCTTTCTTAAACTGTTCCAGATTCAAAGATTTATAAATCTGATCAGATTCTCTGATAATGAAATCTGACAGATAATTGATCATATAGATATCAAAATTAGAAATAAAGAAGTCATAAATAAATTTTGCTGAAGCGAAAGAATCTACTCCATCTGGAATTGTAAATTCAAATCCAAATCGATTGCTAATAATGGAAATAATCTTATAATAGATTTCATCTCTCTTATCAATTACATCTTCTCTATCATCAGGGAAGTTATCTACAATGATTTTAAAATTTGCTTCAAATGCATCAATAGCATTTGGTAGAGTAATCGGTTTAAAATCATTCTCTATTTCATCGAAAGCATTCTCCATCACATCAAAAACAAATTCAGCATCGAAATGAGATAGAATATTTGCCAAATCTGTTTCTGATCTTACCGTGAATGCCTGGTTATTTGCAAGGAAATTATCCATAGTATATCCCCCTTCTATTAATCTATATATTAGTTTAAAATAGAATTAAAAAATAAAGAGAGGCCAAGAATAGCCTCTCTTAGAATGAAAACAACTTCAAATTTCAAACTTATCATGAGAAAGTTTAAAGATATGCCGAACAGTAGAAATTAATTCATACTGGATATCATATATTTCCTTATCCTTATCTTTTTCAGCATTACTAATGCAAATAAGAAGAACAGACTGCTGAATATCGAACATCATCTTCTTCAGTTCTTTATCTCTATTCTTGAATTTATTGATCAAGATAGGAATGAATCTACCTTCCCTATTCGTGATACTAAAATATCCTCTGAGGTAAGCAACACATTTCTCTCTCAACCTAGTGCAAGAATACATGATATCTTCATTTTTTGCTCCAGCAACTTCTTTCACATAAATCAAATCAATAAAACGATCAAGAATACGAATGATATTAATCATAGTATAAGCGATATTGTAATCATTGATATTATGAGCTTTCGTTGTTTCCAACAAGATGAAATCAAACAAATCACTTTCTGCTTTCTCGCAGAGGTCGATCACACTATCTGCATGAGCAATATGCTTAACAGAAATATCTCCATTTATTGATACAATGCGTTCGAGAACATAACCTTTACCTTCCTCTTCTGGATTGTAATGATCTGGAATAATCTTATACCGGCCAACAGTATTGTAGATCATGAACAACTTCTGAACCCAAGTATGAGCTCCAACCTGATTGAAATTAATGAGTCTGTTTTTGATCTTCATCATGATAAAATAACTCCTTTCATCAAACAAACAAACTACCTCTATATATTACCTCATATATATAGTATATGCCTGAAAATTATTTTACCCTGCATTTTTTATGACTTTTATATAATCATAGAGAATGAATGGGTGCCATTTTCTATGATTGTGTTGGTGGTAGGTTTGTTGTTGTTCTTGATTACCTCCTTTCCTAGTTTTTGATCGTTGTTTTCATTACACTTCTTCTATTTGTTTTTCTCCTTTCAAAAAGTCCCTCTACCCTAAGAAGGTAGAGGGATACGTTATCTATCTTCTTCTTCGATATCATAAATTAATTGATTAATTTTCTCTTCTGGAGATTGATTATTATCTTCATACGTATTGAACCCTAACAATACAGAATCAGGAATTCCTTTTTGATTTGCCATAAACAAGCTATCAACATCTTCTGGAGTCATATTATGAGAATTTGCGTAAGCTTGTTTTAATACTTTATTTTGAACCATCAGACGAGTAATCTCTGCATCTTTCTGGCGTTCCTTTTTAATGAAATCAGGGAAGAGAATACCAGCTGCTTTTTGGGTTTCTTTCAATTGTTGTAGAGTAGGATTATCTTCATTCTCTTTTTGAATGAATTCAATCTCTTTCACAATATCAGAATACTTTTCTTCCAGTCCAGTAACAACTTCATCAATATCTTGATCTGTTTTGATAGAAGATTTCGTGATATTGAAAGTCTCTTTAAGATTCTTTCCTTCATACCAAACATAAAGAGCCATGAGATAAGAGAACACTTGATCATCATGAGAATTATCAGAATGCTCTACTTTACCATTTCTCTTGACTTCCATCTGTTTGAGTTCGTTGTAAATGATAGGAGAAATAAATTTATCTTTATGATACTCCATTCTCTGACGAAGAATTTCAATTAAAAGATCACGTCTATCTTTTGTAGAATCAAGACCAAATACTCTTGTTTTTTGTTTCTTACGAACTATTCTGATTCCATCATTGGTTTCTTCAATAACACGATCTTTAATCTCAAAATAAAGATTTTGTTTTACTTTTGAATTGATCAATGCTGCAAGAACACTTGCCCCGAAACCACCATTCCTCTCGACATTGATAACAGCATTTGGATACCATCTTGTTGTGATTTCATAAATAGCTCTAGCCAAATCAATCGGAGATATTGAATTACTATTTAAGCATGCCAATACTTCTGTGGTATAACTATCAATAATTGTAATTGCACTACTATCCTGATTATATCCACCAGATACATCGACACCCATAATAGGAGGATATCTAGGAACCATATCTGGTCTAAGAGGAATCTTATTATTGTAAATATTCAATACATACTTACCTAATACTAATTTCTTATCTACAGGAGGATGAACCAATCTAGAAACTGCTTCTAATTGTTCTTTTGTAAAAGGAGAATTAGCAGGATTCTCAGACCATTCCAACAGAACTTCTCGTCTGATATCATCCCATTGGAACTGCATATCCTTACACATATCTTTGAACCAGGCTTCATCTCGTCCGATCTGTTGATAGGTGAAGATAACATGAACAAAATTAGATTTGGTATTTGCATCAATAATTTGCATGATTTGTTGATATGTAAGATCATACCACATCTCATCAAATTGTGTTGCTTCATTACGCATGTAATTTGCGTATCTACCTTCATCTGTGGTAAGAATTCCTGGGGTTGTTGTTAATAGAATTCCGTATGGCTTTCCTGCTTTTTTAGCATTAATCTGAACTGTCTTCAGAGCAGGAATCGTATTGGTATAAATCGTTTTATTGTAGGGAATGAATGCCCACTCATCTGCATACAGAAATACAATAGAGCGACCACGAAGCAGATTTGCTGCACCGATTTCATTCTTTGCAGATGGAGCTGTTTTAATTAAATTTCTATTTGCTGGATTCTGAATCGATTCCACCGTAGAAGATACTTTTAGTTTCTTACCATTGATCACAGAGAATGCCTGATCCATCTGTAGATAAGATGGTAACATCGCACGAATATCTTTTAAACGTTGCAAGTTCAATTTCGAATCTTTCATCTGTTTATTTAAAAATGTGATTTCAGCATCTGTGGTTCCGAAGTTGAAAACCCATAAATACCAGCACAGAGCAGAAATGGTTTTACCCTGCTGACGTGGTAATTCTAGAAATGTATTGATATTCCGAATTAGTAGAAACATCATTGCCATATTTCCACGATGAAGTTGGAAAGGAATACCTCC